CTCAGAAACATTTCAATATAAAGTTTCTGCACATCATAATCATAATTGGGTTTTGGTTGTTTCTTATTCTTTGACATTCTCTAATTTCTTTTTAAGTAGATGTAAATTTATCTCTCCACTGACCTTATAATGCAAAATTGTGGCAAGTGTATAAAGTCTGCCATATCGTTTTACTGCATCGGCTACGTCTTTGATATCATCTTCCCAAAGAGGCAAACTAGCACTCCAACCATTCTTAACTGCGGCTTCAATCATTTTAGCGCCTGGGCGATCCTTGTCAGGTACAACAATGATTTCACGGCCCAGTGCATTTAGTCGCATAGCTTGAGTATCGTTTGGCTCATTGTGCATTATGGCACAGCCTTCAATGGCTATGGCATCAAACTGACCTTCTACAACAATAATATACTGTCTATTATTAGTTTGTGCATCTAGATTGAATACATAACCTGGTTGTGCATCAGTCAAATACTTGGGCTTGCCTTCTGTAATTTTACGTCCAGTATACCCAACAATCTTACCATCATGATAAAATGGAATAATAACTCTGTCACTGTATCCTGGTGCTGGTGTCCACATCCAATTGTACCAGTCCAAGTCCATTCCTCGGTTGACAATGTATTCAATAATTAAACCAATGTCTTCAGCAATGTCTGGTGTATAAGCAGTGTTGATCCACTCTATGATAGACATTGTGCCGTCGGGCAATGTCTTTTCTACCAAGGTAAAGTTCAAAGGCTTTTTGATCACTGGCTGGTCATCTTTGACCTTAAGTGCAATCAAATTTAATTTGCCAATGTCTGATTCATTCATACCAACCCAATTAAATAGGCTCTTGGTATTTTTACTCAACATCTTACCTGGACTCCATCCGGCCTTAAAATTACAATTAAAGCAATGGTATTGGAATCCGCCATCTGGGTTAGTAAGTATGCCGCCGCGCTTTCTAGTGTCACGGCTACTGCCATTATGATGACAACAGACAGCATCGAAACTAGTCCACCCGCTGGGAGTAGTCTTTCGTTTTGAAGGTAGTAATGCTAAAAGTGCGTCTTGGATTTCGTTCACATTACTATGTTAGCTTCTAAATAGAATCTTGTCAAGTGAACCGAAGTAAGTAGGATTGTCGTTTGTGCTGTCGCCTGGTTTGACTCCAGGTGTATAAAGTACTCGAATGTAGGTATAGATACCGTTGAAATTCAAATAATCAATTCCGTTGTATGATGAATATGTTCTAGTTGCAATAGTTGAATATGCAACTACGCTGTCTGGTTGATTGCTCAATGTACCTTGGACAGTGACTGTACCTATGTAATTGGTCATGTAAATAGCCAAAGTTTGTAGGGCAGTAGTGTTGCTCTTATATTCTGGGTAAGCATAAATGTTTCCACTAAAATGTTCATACAAATTGGAAACAGAATTAAATCTAGGAAGAAACACACTTGCTTCCTGACTTGGTTGCAAGTTTGGATATATGTCTGAAGTTAGTACCAATGTACCGTTTGAACCGTAGTAAGTGTTGGCAAATGCCGCAACAACTGAATTGTCGCTAGGATCGATTGTGGTGATAGAATATGTATAGTTTCCATTATCCAACCCAACTGTATCCGAAGCATACAAAGATAGTTCAGCCAATCCACGTAGATTCAAAGTTGCGCCATCATCCAGTACAGTTAACGGACGAGTTAGCAATAATCGGTTATAGGTGGCATCGAACATATTAAACAAGTATGTACTTGTATTGGAAATAGGTATACGTTTTTGATCACTATTCTTAAACTGTATTTGAATAGAGTTCTTAACACCTTTCTGTATTTTTAGATCACGTTGGTACATAACTTGGTTAACTCCCGGGGTAGTTGGATCCAAATCTAGCATGACCGTGATAGAATTTGGATATAAATAGATTGGTAAACTTTGCATAACATGTATTTATTGAAACAATGATAGCGACACCTTTCCAAGAAAACCATCCCTTTATTTCATGCGTTAAATCAAACAGTATTGAATATGTCGGCATCATTATCAACTTTGACGATTATGTTGCCAGTATGTATGACATAAGTGTGATCAAAACTGATTTAGAAAAACTTAAATTTTTAGAATTAGGCGAAATTTGGTGGTGGGAGAGCAATCGTAAGATTCCAATTAATATTTTTCTAAAAAACGAAATGAATGTTTTTAGATACGCTATCAAAACATTTAACAGCAAAGACGCTGAATTAATTTTTGGACCAAGTGTAAATTTAAGTGAAATTGCTGAAAAGCGTATTAAACGTAAATCTATTCAGTTGGTTAGAGTTCCAAAAAATTAACTATACTCGTAACTAATTTTTTCAACAATTAGGTTCATTTGAACTACGATCACATGTGCATAGGCAATGGCATGTGCTTTCTTAAAGTAGTACTCGTCATTCTCCGGTTTCGTCCAGATCTCCGTCATGATCGTAGTCCAGTCTTTCCCAATCAGATAACGTTTCGCAGGGCGAATCATAGCCAAAACTGCCGCTAGTTGTTCCACGCTCTGCGGCTTCATTTCTCTCAAGATTGATCCGTGCCCGTTCACGTGAAACAGTTTTTCCGTAAAGTCGTCTTCTAATAGTAAGTCCCATAGTGGTTCAGTTTCTAACAGCCGTGTTAAATGTTCTTGGCTTTTAACACCTTCATAAACGCTGACATTCAAAAAATCAAGTTTAAAATATCCTCTGGCTTCTGCTTCTTTATAATTCAAACTTGCTGTACCAGTAAGAGGATTTACTGGAATCTGATGACAGTAAACACCAGTATTGTGCTTTCTACCATCTTCCAAAGTTGCAGGGACATGCTTGATAATATCAAGAATATCTGTCCTGTTGGCAAAGTCAATATCAATATCCGGCATGTCTAATCTCGTCGTAACTTGGTGCGTAATTTCCACGATGTTGCACAGTTATACCTGCGGCAACCATAGCAAATATTATAGCTTTTTCTGCGCTCTGTGTATATAGGTATTGGACGGCAAGTGCTGCCAAAAATGTATCACCAGCACCACATACATCGCTAACTTCAACTTTGCTGGCCGGATATACCTTGTCTTTCCATAGTACACCATCACCACCTAGGGTGACAATTAATTCTGAGTTGCTGGGCTGGCTGGTTAGTCGGCTATACTCAACTTGATTGATTTTGATTATAGCACCTTGTATTTGAGCAAGGTCTTGTTTTTTGGTATCAACAAACACAGGGCCATCAAATTTATTGATGACATCTTGAATGTGCTCATAGGTTAAGAATCCCTTGTTGTAATCACTAATAATCACAGCATCAAACATATCATACGAATATTCGCCAATAGACCCATCCCATGGTTGCACCCTAGGTTCGTCATCAACCCTAAGCATGTGTTGCCCAGAACGTTTGTCAATATATCGAGTCTTTGTAATTACTTCATCATTTGTGACAAACACTACAGCACAATTTAAATTGACTAAGTTTTTGTTTACATTATCTGCCATGCCTGGAACATCGTATGTTTCTACAATTTGAATGACAGGCACCGGAGCTTCAGGGCTTAACCGATCAATGGTACCGATATTGTATCGGTCAATACAATTATCCCCGATTAATAATATCTTGAATGGTGTTTGTGGTTGAGTGTCCTGTGTGGGCATAAAATTTTATCTCTTTACAATATTCTTTACCAATGATCGGCTTGTATCTATAATCAGCCCCCTTGACCATAATGTCAGGTTCGTAAATTTTGATCATTTCTTCTAACTGTTCGTCACTGTCGAAAATATAAACACGGGTGATACCCTTGATACATTCCAACATAAATTTCCTATCTTCTTGATTGTTGATAGGACGGCTATCGCCTTTTAATTCTTTAACTCTGCGATCACTGTCAATTGCCACAACCAGTGCCTCGCCTAATGAAGCCGCGTGTTGTAGCAGTTCTAAATGACCTCTATGCAATATATCAAATGTTCCATTAACAAATATTTTCATGTCTTGTAGTACTCGTTCAATCTGGTCAAATCTGCACAGGTATAAGTTTGATATTGTTTCTTAACATTGTCTGGCATAGGAATATATTCTATTTTAGCATTGTACTGTTCAGCAATTTCTTCTGCAACTTGTTTAAAAGATTTAGGCTTGCCAGTACCAATGTTCCATATACCTGACTCTGGCATACCAATAAATTTTCTATGAACATCAACAACAGTTTCAACAGGAACAAAATCTCTTAGATAATTTTCACTGCCTTCAAAAATTCTAATCACGCCATCATTTTTTGCCTGTTGAGTAAATTTGTGATATGGACTTGCTTGATCACCTTTGTGATCTTCATGTGGACCATAAACATTAAAATATCTAAAACCGTGACAGGGAACTTTAATTTTACCTTTGAGTCCAGTAACAAATCTTTCAAACAATAATTTACTCCATGCATAAGGACTCATAGGTTGAGGCGGAGCATCTTCACTAAAGTTTGTTCCTAAACCATAGATGCTTGCTGAACTTGAATATTGAAAGTTAACCCCAAACCGATTGCATTCTGATAGCAACCATCTACTGAAATCGTAATTTTGTTCTAACACTTTGACAACATCTGTTTCTGTGGTAGAGCTAATTGCACCTAAATGAATGCAATGTGCATGTCCTTCCAGATAAGGAAGATTGTCGCCCCATTCGTACAATGTTAGTTCGTATTCATCTTTAAGGGCATTGACCATATTTTGGCCAATAAACCCTTTATGTCCAGTAATCAAAATTTTCATTTTTGACTATCACCCTTACCAACACGGTAATTGTCTTCTACTGAGTCTGGTGTACTGACTTCGATAATTGTACCTTCTTCAACACAAATAATTTGATGTGGAAGTAGTGGTGGATTATGCCATGTGTCACCAGCACCTAATTTGTGTTCTGTTACAGATGCATTTGCAGTGTCAATAACTTTGACAACAAACTCTCCACTTAGCACAAACCAAGTTTCGTCCTTCTCTGCATGAAAGTGCATACTGAATCTTGCACCACTGTTAAAATTTAACAGTTTGCCACAGTACTTGTCGTTAGTTGCCCAGATCAATTCTGAGCCCCATCCCTTTTCTACTTTACCATTTAATTGTGTCATTTAATACCCACTTCGTCTAATATTTCTTGTACCAGCGCCACGTCGGCTGGAACTTCTTTAAATTTTCTTAACCAGTATGGAACTTCAAATGCAGGTGCAATCATCTCTAATTGATCATCGGTCATTTTCTGTACCATGTCCTTGCCGTCCACACTATTTAAGATAACCCAACAACTGATGTTACCATTTTTAATATCGTATACTGCTTTGTTTAGGCTGACATATTTGAAGTAATGTGCAAAATTTGCATTATGCTCATCGCCCCATTCCATCATCGTTTGTAATGTTCGTTGTACTGCTGACTCTACTGGTTCAGTTTTTAATGTTTCATAAAGATACTGTTCATACAAACTATCCCTGCACCAGTGGTCAAGTTTAGTGCCACTTTTAATTACATAATCCACAAACTTATCAGGGTACAGAGCATTAGTATTATTGAGAAAGCTGCCAAACTTAACGAAAGCATTGTAGTAACTCGTGTCGCAAAATTCTTCATATGTCTTTGCCTTACTGCCTTGTGCCATTGTCCAGAATCTATTAAATGCCATAAATCCTGCTTGGACACGTTTTTCATTTTTTTGTAAAACTCTTCTTTTTCGCTCACACATATGTGCCACAAGAGTTTTTTCTTTCATAAAACTTGTGTTGCAATGAGTGCATTTAAATGGTTGAGCCAAGGTATTTGCCATTTATTATTTGATATAAGTTATTCGCGTATTCTTGATGTGATTTAATTCCTGCATGACTATTATCTAATGCAAGATCTAACACTTTATATTCTAACAATTTATGATAAGGCCTGTCAACTTTAAGATACTCAGGCTCGTTATACACTAAATCAAGATCAACATGAAAATCATATTTTTGAATGGATAAGTTTTTAAGATGACTGTTTGCATGATGAATATAAATTAAAGATTTTATCATCAAGTCATGATCAGTGTGGCAACTTATCCATTTTTCAACAATATTATCAACTCCATCAACTTGCATATTGGTCATCCAAGCGCCATAACTTTGATATTGTTCTCGGTTAGGTCCTCGGATTTCTTTAGTAAATGTAGTACCTCTGCCTGGGTAGGTCCACAGTATTACCACAAGATCAGTTGGCTCGAATTTAAAATTTAAAATGTGATGTAGAATTTCTAAATTACTAGCACCTGGTTTAGATTGATTAACACATTGATAATTTAATTGTTTGGCAAGTGTATTGGGCCAAGCATACTCGCTAGGAGTTAGCCCTGGACGATTATTTGATAAATCAATGCAATCTTCTAAACCATGGCCATACGTACAAGAGCAACCGAATGTAATTAATCTAGTCATTAAAATTTGTATATCGGTAAACAGTATTCTGGATCTTCCCAGACTTTCTTTTTAAACCTAATCTCTAAACGAGTTTTACTACTGTACACTGAAGTTTGAATAAAATCTGGATCTGCAATTCCAGACACATGCAAAGATTTTCCTTTTTTACTAAAACTGCAATTAATAGTATTATATGGTAAATCTGTATGCGTAACTTTAAAACAACATATTGAGCAATCTAAGGTTTCTTTTTCTCTAATAATTCCAATTAGGTAATATTCTTTAACTGATTTTACTTTATTGATCCACCCATCAACAAATCTACTCCATAACCCTTGTTTGTCTTGTACTTCAAAAAGAATGCCAGTACCATCATCAAAATTTTGATACATGCTGGCTTCTGTGGTACCGCTTCCGCCTTCATTTTTACTAACACTTTTGACATCAATGCCTATGTCATTACCAACATTAACATCTACAATATTTTTTCCAGCACCACACCAGGTACCACCTTGTATACTATCACTAACAACATATTCCCACAGTTCCTTACCCATGCTGAGTGGGCGCCCCATTGCAATATGTTTGCGTAATGGATTAATAATTAAATCCATTTCTGTTTGAAATGTCGTAATAAAATTAGGACCCAACAATGCCAATGTATCAGTGGCAGACATTGCAGTAAGTATATAGTTACTCATACGCTTTTCGTTGTTTCTTATCAAACCCCATTTTGTCAAACAATTCAGATTTGTCTTGGTCAGTCATCATGCTGGCCCATAATTTGATATCATTTAATTTCATTGCAGGATTTAATTCAGCCAATAATTTTTCAATCTTGTTTGTTTCTTGTTTTGGTCCTGGCAAATATTCATGATATAGGGGTTCACCCCCACCTACTGATGCATATAATAACCAAAGTAATTCTTGATGGTTTTTGCTTAGATCCCAATGATTTTTATTAACTCGTTCATTAAGCCGATCAATATACCATTCATGGACATCAAAATCTCTATGATTAGTATTGCTGATATATCGCATTAATACAAACGGACTGAATTCTTTTAACTGTGCTTCAGTTAAACTATTATAAAAATCATAATTTCGATAATCAACCGCCGCAAGAAGTTTACTGAGATCTAGTTCGCGTTTCTTTTTAGGTTTTGTTGTTGCCATCTTCTTTACTTAGGTAGTATAATATTTTAGCACGTTCTAGGGCTTCTTGCAAGGCAGGGTTAGTTCTAGCCATACGTCGTATCTCACCCCATAACTTGTCTTCTAAAAGGTGATCACGCAAAGGGCGGCCATCGGATGTGCGTTTGTCATAGTCTACTTTATGTCCAGTGATTGGATCATAATCCCAGCCAATAACAAATCGGTCTTCGTGCGGGGCGCCAAATTCTCTAGCATAGGTCACGCCGTCTGCACGTTCATAAATGTATTTTGTATCTGGTTTAAGTGCGCCCATATATCACCAGCATCTGGTATAATCAACAATCTCACTCTGACGACTAATTTCTTTAACAAAATATGCACATCTAGGTTTAGGGCCAGATTCTAATGGAGTACATAGTAACTGTCCTGGACGCATTTTAGGAAAATACCATTTAACATCTTGATAAACATCTACAATATCAATTGATAAAAATTCTGGTCTAAAACTGCTTCTAGGATTAAATGTAAAAGTTTTAAATCCCCGATCATTTAAACTGGTTAACGGTAATACCTCCATATCAGGGCCTTCTGGATCTCCGACAATAGTACACCAGTCTAAGGGCATTGTTAATTCATGTTGACCAATACGTAACACCACAGCAGGTCCTGTAAAACTTTCCAAAAAGATTAATGGTATAAACATGTAATCTGGATTTTGTGGATCGCTGTTATCTAAAACAGCAAATCGCAAGTCGTCATCTATCTCATCTGGTAAATTGTTGAGATAAAAGACTTCATTTTCTAACGTTAATATTTGCATTATTGGTATTTGACCTTTTGAATAGTGAACGGATATTTCGCTTCTTTGTAGTAGCGTTTCCGTTCCGTAAGATGCCGCTTTGCGTATTTAGATGACGCCGTGAAATCCCAGATTTGAACGAAGTCTTTGTCGTCTGCTTTCCGAATACCGCGTCCAATTGATTGTATAACGCGAACAAAGCTCTTTCCGGGCTCAAGGAGAACCAGATGAAAAATCCGAGGAATATTAATACCCACAGCGGCCACACCATAAGTTGCCACAATAATCTTGTTATCCACAGTCTTAACTTCATCGTATTCTTCTTTTCTTTTTGTTGTTTTCACTTCGCCGCTAATGAATACGCTATCAGGAATTTTTTCTACCATTGCTTTGCCAGACTCAATTCGTCCAACCAAGACTAATGTATTTCCTGTTTTAGCTATCTCTTCTATTGTACTACAAATGTAAGACATACGCAAGTCGTCTGTGACAAGATATTTTAATTCTTCTGCATAAGATTTAAATTCTTTCCACTCAGCAGTTTGTACAATGTTGACGTGACATGTACTAAGCACACCTGCATCCTGCAATTCATGTGCATATACATGGTTTGTAACTTCGCCTAAACTGGCTTTGATACTTTGGAATTCGTGATCAGCTTTTGGTATAGTTCCTGTCAGTCCCCAACGAATTGGAGCCTTTGCTAAATTTCTAGTTAGCAATGTTTTCAACACTTCTGCCTTGGCCATGTGTACTTCATCGACCATAACGCATTGTACATCATCCAATAACATCTCCATTTTTGCACAGGCCACTTCGTCCCAATTTTTGCTATTTTTGTCTAAAATATTGAGACTTTGCCAAGTGCAAATTGTATGAGTTTTATCGAGGTCTTTTTGGTCACCGTAGTAAACGCCAACATCTAAACCAACGTTGACAAAATCTTCAAGTGTCTGTTCCACTAAACTTTTGTTAGGAACAATGGTTATTGTTCGACCGTATTTTTCACAAATTTTGCTCAGAGTTGCTGTGGTAATTGTTTTACCAAAACCAGTGGCAATTTCTTGTATGCTTTGCGGATGTTCAAGAAATGTGTTGATAACTTCAACTTGATCTTCACGTAACCTAATAGGTTGACCTTCAAATCTGTGTCCTTTTGGCCATGTTTTTTCACCCCAAAAATCCACCGAAATTTTGTCAAAATTTAGGTCGATAGGAGTACGTTGATCTTCCACTTCAATGTAGAAGTTTTTACTTTCCAAATATTCCAAAACTTGTGGAAGCATACTCAAGTAGGTTGTACCACCAAGACCAAAGAAACTGATAGTACCGTCCCACCGACCTAATTTATAGGCTGGTCTAAAGCGAGCAGATGGGTCTTCGTACTTGAATTTTTTAACCAAGGCTTTACGTGTATCGAGATCTAAATTTTCAATCTTGATATTAACTTCATCTTTAATAATTATTTTACAGCTCGGCAAAATTAAATCCTTGTGCTTTTATTTTAACCCCAAAATTAATGAAATTTTGGTGATTTTTTGTGTATTGTTTAAGTGAATAATGTGCCATGGCATACCCCATATTAATCACATTATTAAATCTTATTTTAGAATTAATTAATGGTTTAGGCAATTTAGTACTGACAAACACCACTTTTGTTTCTTCACAAATTGGCCCATTTATGCCCTGATTTTTAACAAAATCGTTGAATTTTTTACCGGTTTCATTAGGTAATCTGAACAAAACTGACATGTTTTTATCTTCAGTACCACTACCCTTTAAAATGTCATATATAGTTTGAATTTTTTCTAATTCAGAACCACCTGGAATAATCACTAGTGTTGGGCCACTGTATTTTACGATTTGTTTTAGGGCAAAAATATCACTTTCTGTGGGGGCAAGTTTGAACTCATCAGTGACATTTGAAGTTAAGAATTTTTTCAAGGTGCCATTGATTGGACCAACATCTAAATATTCATTTATATAGTTGTCCCACAAAGTCACGCCCATGGTACGTGCTTGGAAGATTGCTTCCAAGATATCGTCGGTGTCAATTTCTGGCATATTTTTTGGAGAATTTGCAATTTTTAGGTCTCTGTTGTCTATAACTAACATAGGTGCATATTTTTCCATGTTGTTAACAACATCCTCAACACTGTCTACGTATTTTTGAAATTCATCATCAAATGTAAAATTCACTTGCGTTGCTAAATTCATTAAAAATTTGATATTTCGTTCACTTAGGTTGAAAATCCATGATGTAGTAGGTCTATCCCACATAATTTGTGAAGATTGGTCACTTTCAGTTTTAAATTTTCTAATGGCATTGACAAGTGTTTCATTGTATGCAAACCTAACTTCAATTTTTGAGCCGTCTAAGATTTTAATGGTATGGTCGATCACACTTTTTCTGAGTGGCAACCGGAATTTTGGGGTCGTTAGGTGTGGTGATACGTCAATTTTTAGTTTGTCTGATAGAAGTTGAAAATATCGGTTAAGAATTCTTAAGGAAAGTTGACTTTGTTTTTCAGTAAGGCCCGTGCCTTGGTAAAATTGGTCAGAAAAACTGTCAATGATTGACATGTCAGCAGAATTGATGCCTCTAATTCTTGATAATTGAATGATCAAATCTTCTATATGCATAATTACACTCAAAGTGAAATATCTTCAAGCCCTGCGGCTCGTAATTTAATAATATTACTCAACTGCCACTGTTTAATGTCTAGGCCTTTAACAATACCTAACCATTGATTTCGCAACATAGCGAATTCGTTGATAATTTTTTCCATATCAACTACTTCAGCTTCACCTTCTACATATTTTTCAACTTCTTTCGCACTCAATGCACGTTGATAGTTTTCTAAATATTTTCTAAACAGTTTAGATCTTATTTTACGCAAATCAATATTAAGTGATTCGAGAATTGCTTCAATTTCTTGAAGCTGATTAAAGCGATGTTCAACTATACCGGGCAAAAGAGCAGAAGCCTTTTCTACACTACCGTAGATTTTAACTTCTGCTCTTGCTTGCTCTAACTCGTTATAAAAATGATCTAAACAATCTGGAAGGTGTGCTAGGTCTTTAGTGACTTTAGCATACCATGTCATCAATATTCCTCGTCTTCATAACCATAGTTGTCTTCGTCCTCGTCGTCATCCACTTCTTCGTCATCTAAGACAAGTTTGATGGCTTCGTCGAGGTATGGATCGAATCCGGTAATGGATTCTAAGAAACTGGTCTTAACATCTTTACCAATTAAAAAATCAATAAAATGATTAGCCGCAGTTTCTTTGTTTTTATCGGAAATATATTCCTTAAAAATGTCCCAAATTTCGATAATGCTATCTTCTTCCATTTATTCCTCGGTTTCTTCTTCAGTTACGACAGGTGCATTTACTGTTGACTCATCCCACTCCTGCATGATAGTCATCAACTTATCTTCAGTCCAACCTTTACGGAAGAACGCAGAGATTTCACCTGTTTTCTTACTTACATATTGTAGCTTATTTCCTGACTTTGTCAATACGCCCATCTTTTCAAACATATCAACCAGGCCACTTGTGGGCTTCATACCAGTACTGTAAGGAATTTGAACCTGAACTGATTCAAAAGGTTTTGCATAACGAGTTTTCATGATTTTACAGGCACTACGGATACCTAGTACATCACTAACCTTGTTACCATCTTCATCTTCTTTCAATTTCAACTTCTTCATGGCAACCACGATAGAAGATGCATAAATGAAGCCTTGTCCTCCAGAGATTTTATCGTCTGGATCGAACATATCTTGCGAAGCGTATGTGTGATTTGTACAAACCATTCCAACATTGTAACTCCCAAACATATTAACGCAGTTACGAACAAGACTTGTAAGTGCTTTAGGTTTACGACCCATATCACCTTTCATTTCGCCTGCTTCAAACTGGTTAACGTCGGTTGGAGTCAACAACATACCCAAACTATCGACTACAAACATAACCTTTGGACGTTCGTCTTCGGGCATTGCTTTGTATTCTTTCATGAATTCTGAAATGGTTTTAGCCACATCATCAATCATAGCCATGTTTAGTTTTAGAAGTTTTTCTTCGCTTGTATCAACACCAAGGTCTTTCAACCATTGCTCGTCAAGCGCATTTTCACTGTCAACAAGTACAACAAAAATACCTTGTTCTTGTGCGTGACGAATCAAATTGCCTGAGCAAATATATGATTTACCTGCACCACTTTCACCAGCAAATACTGTTACCTTACCAAGGGGAACTCCCTTAAAGAAGTCCCCTGAGATAAGATAGTTTAGGGCGTAGTTGCCTGTAGAGACCCAATCAGTTGGGTCATTGAAACCAATTCCTAAGCCATCAATACTCTTAGTGATAGACTTACGGAACTTTGAAATATCAAAGCTCTTTGACATGTCTATCTCCTAATTATTGTTGTTGACGTTTACGAATCATTGCAATGATGTCGCTTGCACGGCTACTTGCTTCACCACCTGCACTTGGTGCGGATGGAGTTGGAGCGGCTGTTGCTGTAGGAGCATCATCCCATGGTGGAGTCTCATCATCTTCTGCTACTACTGGAGCAGGAGCTGCCTGACGTGCCACTGGAGCAGGTGTTGGAGCGGCGTTATTGTTACCTTGGTTACCACCACGCATTCCGTCTGGACGAAAATATTGACCCCAACGATCCATGTCAAATGCTTCACCGTCTACTGACGCTTCGAACATTTCCTTGATAACTTTGAGTTCAACATCAGTTGGCTTCTTAGGCAAGAAGCTCTTCAAATCAAACAAACCATGCTTGGCAATTGCATCATTTTCAGCTTCGCTTAGGGCACGTTCACGACGGCTCCAATTAGAAGTTGTGTAATCTGCATAACCACCTTTGCTTGTCTTAGCAATCTTGAAATCCAAGCCACGAACATAGTCAGTTGGCAATTCTTCAATTTCACTATCCATCAAAGCATTCTTAACAATGTTAAAAATTTGGCTACTCATGATGAAGCGACGGATTGGATTTTCTGGTGTCTTATCTTCTTGTAGTTTGCTGTCAACTACAAAACCTTGGAACAAGTAAGACTTCTTTTTCCAGTACTTACGACCCATTTCTTCCAAGCTCTTGTCCTTAAACCAAGGACGGACTTCTTGTAGAATTGGGCAAGCCTCACCATACATTTCCATGCAAGGAACTTGCACAGTAACTGGTTTGCTATTTGTATCACCTTTGACACCGGCAAACGGTAACTTAATCATGTTACGTTCAATCCAGAAAAAAGTGTTGTTGGGGTCTGCGTCAGGAAGGAATCTGACTGTTGCTGTTTGTCCTTCTGCAATATTCCAATGTGCGAAAATTGCGTTGTCTCCGCCGCCGCCGGAGCCTTGTTGTTGTGAACTTGCTTGAAGTTTTGCGCGGATTTCTGCTAAAGTTGCCATAATGTTTTTCCTTAATAAATGATTTTATGTGCCATTCTTTTAAAGCCAACTGACTAAAAAAGAAAAAGTGCATACAGTTAACTATACGCACTTTTATTTATCTCCGCAACCTAAATGGCTGCTAAAATTGGTATTATTTTGCCAATCCTGAAAGCTTCAAAATATCGGCCATTTCTGGAACAATTTCTTTTGGTTTGCCATCTTTGCCCATAACATCACCATAACCCAAGTCTAAACGAGCCTTGTGATCTTCGATTCTGCGTTCTAATTCTTTCATTTTAGCAACATCGTGGTGTGCCTCTGCTTGTTGATAAAATTGAGTTAGTTTTTGTAATTGTGGACTTGCTTCATATGCCTGATTAGCCATGTGATTGTTAACACCCCAAAGTGCCGCAATAATTGCCGCGCCACCGAGTATTTTACTGCCAATGCCTTCTTCTGCGCCCATGATATTATTGCCTGGAGCGTGGCCATCTTGTGTAACATCGCCGATACCTTCTACTTTTGCCTTAACATTG